TGCCAACGAACGTAAGGTCGGCGTTGCTGCTAGTCAAGACCCGAAGGTTGCCCGTATTGCCCACATACAAAACGCAGCCGGGGTTGGTGGCGCCAACATAAATCTGGTACGGAACAGCAGCAGCACCCGCGATGGCTGCGTCGAGGGTAATCTGCGTAGCGCCTCCGACACTGGCCACGCGAGCAATACCCGTGCCGACAATGACCGTAGAGCCAACCAAGCCCACGATAGTCGTGAAGTCCTGAGTCGAGTCAACGATAGTACTCGTAGTAGGAGGAACCTGACTCATAGTGCTGTCGACAGCAGGGCCGCTGACAGCAGGGATGTCGATGGTATCGGACGGGATGACGGGGATGCCCGTGCCGACCTGAAGCTTTTGATATGCCATTACTTAAAAGGGAATGTGCGGTTTAAACTGTCTTTGCGACGACCACACCCGCAATCCTTGCCGGTGGCCTTAGATACCGTGTCAACCACCTTCTTGATGCCGGTGGCCTTAGTGACCTTTTCTACCGCGTCGCCTAAACCTTTCATGCCCCCAAGTTAATACTTTCCTTTCCGACCTTTGTAGACCTTAACTCCATGATAGTTTGATGAGCTAAAGTCGAAATCGCTCCTGAATAAACCTCGAGTTGAATTCCTCTTTCCAGAAAGAACCTGCTTCAGTTTGTCCAGCTTCTCTAAGCCAAGCTCGTAAACGCACTGGTATATGTCCTTGAATTCGTAGTTCTCGCCGTCTATAGTCTTCAAAGACACAGGCTCGGAAAATTCTTTCTTCACGTACCTGCCGCCGCACATACGCTTCTTACCGCTGATGTTCTTCAAACCCAAAAAGTGGGCGCAATCAGCTTGAGACTCAAATGTTTTTTCAGAGCCATCAGCGCAGTCTATGATTGTAACCGGATTGCAAGTGGACAAAACCTTGCCACCAACACCGCCAAGGCGAGTGTTCATACAGTCTGGATTGCCGACTTGTTCTTTGTCGACTATCAAAGACTCAATCTCATACGCGTCATCAATGCTGTCGGTTTCAATCAGAATCTCTTTTCGGAAATTCTTGTAACCGTATTTGATGACGGAGTCGATAAGAACAGACTTGACCCCTTTCTTCTGTAAATTGATTGCGGTACCGTCACTGCATACACCACAGCCTATATACCCATCGCTTTTGCGGCGCTCTGAATGGACGCCGTAGTAATAACGGCTAGTTGGAATGCAAGTTGTTTTGTAAACGTAGTGCCTCACTTGCCCTTTAGGTATTTAGGGCTGTTTTTACTCCACAGCTTCTTGCACGCCCAGTACCGGGCCGTAAGCTTGTCATTAGCTGTATCGCATCTATGGCGAGCTTTGAAATTTTTGCGGGCCGCAGCACTGTAGTTCGACTTGTAACCCTTTGCACCAAAATGGATAATCTTTTCCTTACCATTGGCACAAGCCTTGACCATCATCTTCTTGCCCTTGCTCGTAGACCGCGTAGGCGAGTTGCACTTCATCTTACTCTTCTCTGCCATCACGTACTCTTTGCTTGGATGACAATCCAGTTGACGCCGTCAGACCAGACAGCAATACCGTTGTACACCTTGTTAATCCTATACGATGCCTCCCCGTCAATGGTCTCAGAACCCGGAGCATAGATATCGACCTTGTCCTGTGCCGTGACAGTGCCGTCGTTGACGATACGCAGAAAACGATAAGGAATAGCCGCAGCAGAAGGCAACGTAAGGTTGTGAGTGCCAGAACCACCGACCCAAGTCAAGTCGACAATATTTTTGCTCGTAGTAATAGTAGATGACCCGCCGGGACCGACAGTCATAAACTCAGGCTCCAAAACAGCTACGCCGCCAACGTTGTTGAGCGTATTGTCAATGGTGACGTTGTTGCCGCCAGACTGAGAGAGACCGATACCAGTACCAGCCGTGAGCTGGACAGTAGAGTTGAGGCCGCTGACAGCATCCAAGTTTAAGTCTACGTTGTCGCCGTCGGTGCTAGAGTTGAGCGTATACACGTCAGAAGTGCCCACAGCACCAATCTCCTCAATGGTATACGCATCGCGCAAAGCGTCGCGACTCGCACTGCCACGGTCAGCGGTGTCAACGCTCGCGGCGACGCCGTGGAATTTTGTTCCTGCGGGAATAGGCATTACGCTTGAATTTTTTTACAAGATACGGAATGACCCAGCGGGCAAGGCGCTTGACGCTCTTGCGGCTGAGGAACCGGATAACTTTACTTCCTACTGACACGAGCCGCAGGAGTGTTAGGAACGAACTGACCCTTGCCGCGCTTCTTCTTCTTCGCCGTAGCAGCACGCTCGGCCTTGCTTAGACTCTTGGCCTTAGATAGGGGCAGGCACCGGTCTGGGTTCTTCTTATCCTTGCTCGTGCCGCACTCGCCCTTGATGCTGCCATCCAAACCGATGCGCACCCACTTCTCGTCGCGCCACCTCTTGAGCTCGCCCATTACTTACTCTTAGGGAGAGGGATGTCGCGGCCCACAGGAGACATAGCGTCAGTCTTAAAACTATAATTGCCGCTGGCGTCTTGAGTCAACTTGCCCCTGTTCATAGCGTTGAGCTTATCTGCTCCGGTAATACCTTGACGCTCGAGCTGGCTCATAACCTTCCTTTTTGCAATCTCACGGTCCGTAGACCGCGCAGCAAAACCGGCTTTGTTATAGTTGACAGCAGCCTTCTTACGGCCTGTTCTACCCTTCTTTGCCATTACTTCTTAGGTTTTTTAGGCTTCATAACCTTAGCCTTCACCTTAGCCGTACACGGCTTACCATATCCTTTACTTGCCATAATTGGGGTCTTTGCAATATTTGCTCGCAGCCATGTTGGCATACGCGCTGGGGTACTTGTCAAACGTCCTCTTGGCCCAAGCAATACCCGCTGGGCAAATCTTGTTCTTCTTCTTAGCCATGAGTAAACTTATGGATAATCATACAGATGATGGCCCCGGCAATTCCAAGGCATACCATCCTATATGAAAACTCTTCGCGGGTCATATCTTAAGCCCCAAATTACAATGAACTATTTAAAGTACTGGCGCGTAGTGCGCTACTTCATCAATGCCAAATACGGCATATCGCAGCCCGACCTAGAGATGCTCATCTTCCTCTACGATGAGCCATACTTTACCCGGGCCAAATTCAAAGAGTTCGATAAAGTCTTCTCGTGGGATAAAGACCGCTTCAACCGCCTCGTACGAAACGGGTGGGTGGAGAAAGTATCCGTAGAGTCAAAGTCAAGACTAGGCGTATACAACCTGACCTACAAAGCCAAGCGCATAGTAGGGTATGCATACTCCCTGATAGAAGGCAAGGAGTTCCCAACAGACGACCAGAACAACCCAGTCTTTAAACGCAACGTGTCATTTACCGATAAGATGTACCGGAACGTGATGATGGAAATCAATGAAGCACAACGACAACATCGCGCTCAGAAATGATGGTGCGGGCAATACCGTCTATCAACATAGTATAGCTGGCACGCTTGTCGTAATACAACTCCTCGCCAGCGTCGATGCTGGTGACGTCAGTGCCCGAAGCCACAACGAGACCACGGCCGTAACGCATCTGGTCGGCGTCGTCAGAACTGAGTAAGATGCCGCTGGCAGTAGTCGTCTCCTCCTTGATGGCGTCGATGACAATATATTTTCCTATGGGACGCATTGAATAAAAATTGGTGTCAGCGGACCCATATACGCGCCCGCAATATTAAAATCAAAATGCTCTATAGCTCCCTCCTCGTCCATATCGTGCTCGAGGACTAAGAGCTCAAGGATACGCCCGATGTCATAGCACACGCGGTATCCCTTGTCAACCTCAGTGATGCCGATGATGGCAGCGTCAAAACCGTCGGCGAACATAGCCCCGGCAGCAATGGCCTCAAGCCAATCAGTAATCTCTTCCCTCATGCCCGTGCCAGTGTGATGATAGCCTGAGTACTCAAGATAGTGACCGCAACGCTTACAGCGTTCTGTAAAGCAGACTTAGTGACGCGGGTAGGGTCGATGACGCCCATGTCAATCATGTCGCCGTACTCGCCAGTCTTAAGGTTGTAACCGCTGCCGTCAGGTGCCATACTGTAGTCAAAGTCTTCGCCGCAGTTCTCCATAATCTGATGCAAAGGAGCACGCAAAGCCTCACGCAATACTTCAGCAGCAGCACCCTTACGGTCTGATAACCAGTTGCTTAGGTTGTAAAGGGTGACGCCGCCGCCAGCAACAATGCCGTCTTGCATAGCAGCGCGGACAGCGCACACAGCATCGTCGACCCTGTCGTATAACTCCTTCTGCTCTAGGTCAGTATGGCCCCCAACCTCAATCACTCCTATACCTCCAGACAAGCCAGCGATGCGCTGGTTGATGAACTCTTTGTCGACGCGACGCTTGGTTAGTCGATATGCCTCCTGAAGCTCAGCGATGCGCTCGTCGATACCATCCTCTTTGTCGCCCTTGACAATGACAGTACTGTCGCGACCCACAACAACACGGTCAGCAAAACCCAAGTCGTCGAAAGCCATGAGGCTTAAGTCGTCGCCAGTCTTTTCGCTGAAATACGTAGCACCAACGCT